TCTCATCTTGTTATAAAATCTGTTCTATTTTTATACACATCATAATCCATTGGTGTCTTGAAATACTCATCATAGATTACTTTAATCATTTCATCTATCAACATTGTTATTTCTTGTTTGTTGAACTTAACCCCCTTGTTTACAAAGATGGTATATTCAAAGGTTACATAACCATTCTTTTGTTCCTCAAATGTGAATGGAATCTCCGCCACATCAATCAACATTCCATTAAAGTAGTATTTGTTGGAATTGAGTTTGATTGTGTTCTTAATCTGTTCTAATAACTTTTCAACCTTCCTTGTTGCTTTATGGTCAGTATGAACTATAAACCATGCCTTCATTGTTAGAATAAGGGACTTGAAATTAACCTTATCTATTGTCTCACTTGAAAAGTTGATATTTTCATAGTTATTTTTAATCGCAAAGGTACAACCCTTTTTAATTAGTTCTTGTTCAATCTTTGCTTTCGTCATCTTGTCCCATTTGTGATTTAATAATCTCAATCTGTATTGGACTGGTTGAGTTGTCTATTTTCTCCCCTTGTGTTGTAACATCAATATGTTTTTCACTCTTCCAATTATTCTTGAACTTGTTGGTCATAATAACCTGCCATAATCTTGTATTAAACCCTGCTCCGTTGTTCTCACTCATTGATTCATACGCTTTGTTAAACCACCAATCCTCACATAACTTTTGATACTGCATGAACGCTTCATTATATTTTTTGTTTGTCTTGAGTAATCTATAATGTCCTTCCCAACTTATCCCCAACTCAATCAAGAATTGTGTAACATGTTTTCCTTGAACACCAGCATCAATGATTATCTTGTACCACTCTGGATTCATTGTTTCCTCAAGTTTCGGTCTACCTTTTCCTCTCTTTGGAGTATTACCTTCTCCTTGTATATTTTGTTCCATATATCTCAATTCCTATCTTAATTTGATTTATAGCATCTCCCACTGATGGTTTGATACTTGATGCGGGGTATAGACCATAATAAGCCCCCATAATTTCAACGATATCTAAATCAGTGAGGTCTTCTATCTCTTTTACAGAAATAATTGATTCTACCACATTCTTTGCGTTTTGTATGTGGTCTGGGTTATCAAGGTTATTGATTACCTGTTTCTTTCCTGATTTACAATTACAACCCATTTTCTTCCATTCTTTTTTTTATTACTATCTCAATAGCGTCTTTAATATCCTTGAAGGCTTGTGCTACCTCAAAATCATCATTGTGAACAGCATCATCAATTAAAGGTTGAAAACATTTAATGATTTCACTTGTGGTTAATCCCAAGTTTATACCTTCTTGAAAATAGTGTTCAGATAGTTCTGCCAATAACTCATCTTTTTCTATTGGAGTTAATTGGAAATAATTAGCCAATATCTCTTTTATATTCATTTAATATAAATATAATCAAATTAAATCTGTTTGGAAATAAAAAACCCCCAACATTTAATTGGGGGCTATATGAAATCGGTGGTTGAGAATTTATAGAAAAATCCTAATGGCAGATATGAGAACAGAGTCAACCACCTCTTATATAAGTATAATCAATTTTTAACAATAAAAAAACCCTTGTAATGGGACTTACAAGGGCTTCTCTTATCTAAAATGGGATTATTAGAATATCTTGAATATACAAAAGTTAGTTTTCTTTTGTAGTATTTTTTCTTTTTAATTTTCTGTTTTCTTCCATCAACATATCTACCTTGAGTTCCAACTCTTGAATCTTTGTATTTAACTCATGTATTTCATCTTTCAGGTTCTTAATTAACTCCTGATAGATACTCATAGATTTTTCTAAATTGGATAGTACCAGGTTATCTGTTTCCGCATTTGTTTTTCTTTTTCCAACAAACCAAGCGGCTATGCCTGTTAAAGCGTTGGATAGAAATAAAAGTATTGTGTCGTTCATTGATATTAAATATAACTCTTTTTTGTTGAACTGATTTATTTTACTACCCCCCTTTAGTTTTTTAACCCCTACTATATCTATTCTATATTAGAATTAATAATATAGATAAGGTATAGTTAGTGTAAAGTTTTTTAAGGGGGTAGGTATAATTTTTTAAGGGGGGTTATTTACTGGTTTCAACTGAACTTAATAGTTCATATAATTTTTCTAAATCTACTTTGTAGATGTTATAGGTATGTAATCCATCAAAAGTTGGTGCTATGGTCAACAACTCTTTTAATACTAAATTCTTTTCAACCTTTCTTTGTTGATAGTCACTCAACCCAAACTTACTTTCAATATCTCTACGGAAGACAACTATACCAGTATCAATAACATCTTTATCCCAACTTAACATATGTTCCAACTTATCCAATATGTAAGTAAGAACTACTGATTCATTTAGTCCAACTATCTTTATTAGATTGAGATTCAACATCAAAAACTTATCAACACCCAATATACTTCTGATTAGTATTTGGTCGTCATTTTTCTTTTTTATAGATTTCATATACATATAAATATAATTTATTTTCAATAAAATACCAAATATTTTGTTTATTTAAGAGTTTTTCGTATTTTTATTGATATTTATAGATATGGGAAAAGAACAAATCAATTTCAATCTTCGTAGAAGAATGTTAACTGATAATGGATGGATTTACTTCTGTCGTAACTGTGGAACTTATTTATCTGAAGATAAGTTTTACAAATCAAAGACAGGTCCATTCAAGATATCAACACAATGTAAGTTACATTATTCAAAGAAAGATAAAGACGAATCAGATGAAATGGATTATCTCAAGTTAGACCCCATACAAGATGAGGACTTTGAGGGGGTTCAGACACTATTAGAACGACTTGGATATAAATTTGGAATAGATATACCACCTGTGTATATTCAGTTCAATACAAAACACAATATAAAATAATATGGGAGCAATAAAATTATCAGTTGAAAAAGTAAGAAATATCCGTAAGTTGTTAAAAACGGGTAATTACACACACCTATCTCTATCCAAGAGATATAAAGTTAGTCGGGGTCATATAACCAAGATTGCCAACAAGATGAGATGGGACGAAAAGAATTATCCACAACTAAAAGAAGATGGCAAACAAAAGAGAGAAAATAATATACATTGATGATGAAGAATATGTTTGGTGTTCTCACGAAAAGGAATATCTTATCCATACTGAATTTGATATAAGCAAATCTGATGAATATGGAATGTTCTGTAAAAAATGTCGCTCACTCTTATATGATAAAAGGGAAATCAACTATCTCAAAGGAGCACAAGAGAGGAGTGACTATATCAAAGATAAATCAAAACTTATGTTAGAAAATCTTGGTTATGATTTTAATAGTGAATTTACAGTACATCAACAATTCTTAATTAAACACAAATTGATATGAAAACAAATACAATTATAGGTGGGGTGATTTACTCCACAGAACAGGTAGAAATCAAAGTTATTGATGGAGTGAAGGTAACACTTATCCATTGCGTAGAAACTCAATTAGACAAACATTGTGAATGTTCTGGTGATATGTTTGATTACAAGTTGGATTATGATATTTTCAAGGACTACCACAACTCTTTTATAAAAAACTCAAAATAAAATGGAATATAGAAAACTTAACACTGAAAACAATTTAACACTTGTAGATATGACTTTATACCTACAGGATGTAAAAGTCCTTTACAACGCTTGTGTGGACATCAACAAACAATTTCCTGAAATGGTTGGTTACATCAAACTTGCAGAGAAACTACAAATCATCATTGATGAAAAAGAACAAAATTATACTGATGCTGATTTGATTGACTAAAAACTTTTTTTTATATTTTAACTATGGGACAAACAAAAAAAATATACGAGCAAATGACTACGGATGAACTCCTAAATCATTTTTTTAATCACAATGAAGGTGATGAAGATTATCAGTATGAGTTGTACAGAGAAAGACAACTTGAAGCAGAACAAGAGGCTTATGAACTACATTTAACAGACAAATACTAATATGAAAATGACTGACGATAGAAAACAAGAGTTGATTATAAGACAGGCTCAACTCAATACGGCAATTGAATATTTCAAGTTGATTGATAAGAAACCATCAATGGTTGATTTACTCAAAATTTCAACAATGTTAGAACAATTCATTTATAATGGATATTCTGAAAAGTTCATAAATGAAAGGATGTCTAAAGTTGATGAACACATTTCTGAAATAAAGTAATATTTATTTGGTATGAAAAATGAAAAAATTGAGTTCTTTACAAAGAAATTAAACTCTTTGAGAATTAAACAGGCAACATTTACATCATCAGGTTATCAACCACCAGCATATCTTGAAAAAGATATTAGATTGACTGAACTTGCGTTGAAGCAATTAAACAAGAAATAAATTATCGGTTGGGGGAGTTTGACGCTCCTCCATACCATGTTGGAAATCCATTACCAGCACACAACGGACCCATCATATTAAAGTTTCCGTTCCAACCCCTACCTGAAGCATAGTAACCAGCATTTGGTAAAGTCATTGATGACTTAAATGGTGTATCAGTTTCTGGTGGTAATTCACCATTATTTAAGTTTCCACTGAAATATTCAGGGTACCAACCTGAACGGAATAAAAGGTGTCTACGAAGCAAGTTATCTTGGAACTCGGCTTGGTTTTTAGCATTGTTCTTGAGATATTGTAATGTTTTTAAGTCAACTGCTGAACCTTGTTCGTTTCTGTTCTGAACCAAACCAACATTCATAAACTTTACCCAAAAGTTATCAAGACAGATTGTATAGGCATAAGCAATAAGTGCTGGTTGAATAAAGTTATTCATCAACTCCTTATATTTAATCAAAGACACATCAGTATTGATTGTATTATCATCAATAATTTTTAACAAATACTCGTATAGGTTCGTTCCCAATGATTCTTGAATTTGGATTGTTTGAGCCATATAAATCCCAAATCTTAATTCACTTGAATCAACATTGTCTGTAATAGGTGTGTTGTCCTTTAACTTTTGTTCTGATATGAATAATACATTGTATAACATTAGATGATGTTGTTTTGTGTTATGGTTAAGTCAATCTCTTGACCTGGATATATCAATTCTATAATAGGTTTTAACTCTCTATTCAAGAATTTCTGTAATGGATAAATACTTGTTGATAAAAATAACTTGAACCCTGTGTCTAATTGTTCTGCTGATGAACTAAAACCAGTTCTTTGTGGTAAACCAATAATTGAAGCGTCGGGGATATTATGACCACATAAGATTTGATGTTGTACCAACTCAAATATTGATGAGAAATAACCATCTTCAACATTTGTTTGTATTTGTGTAATATCAGGTTTTTGACCTTCTTCACCATAAGATATAATTACTCTGTTTGCGTTATCCGCCCCCATGTATCTATCTTCAATTTTTCTTAAGATGCTATTTTGTTCATATTCTGAATCAGGGGCTGGTTGATTAAAGTGAACCCACATACCCATAGAACAACCATTGATGATGTTAGCAAGGTTGTATACAGTAATCTCGTGGTTTAACTTAATATCATTGATACAAGCAAGATATGATGGAACACCATAAAACTCACTTTGAGGTCCATAAGTTCTAATGTGTATAATTTGTCTGTTAGTAAAGTTCATTGGGTCAAACTCACTAAACTCAATAATGGAACTACCCCTTCTCCAATTAGCCCAATCTCTTGAATAAAGGTATTTTGTGGCTGGCTCACCTGGATGTTCAGGTTTATGAACTCTCATATACTTTGATGGAATAACATGGAAACCAGCAAGTCCTTCTTTTCTGTCTTTTCTCCAAACAACCTCCAAGAACAAATTACCTGTTACAATCAACTCAAAGAACATCTGTTTAGCAACATCATTGATGTATTGTTTTGAGTTAATCTTGTAGTCGTTAATATACCCTGAACCAACAGAGTTATCTACTCTTGCTCTAATGGCAGAGTTGTGGATTGGTGATGCGTCTAATAACATATATAACTCATTTGGAAATAAGTTATCCACACCCCAAGATACAAAAGGTTGTCCCTTTGTTATCACCTCTTGAAATGATGTTATGGTATTTACACCAAAGTTTAGTTTTTCAATATTTATCATCCGTTGTATATTTTATAAATATCACTTGTTCCAGAGTAAGTGATAGGTTGTGTTGATGCTGAATAGTTTACTTGAGCAATGGTCTCATAAACTACATCATAGGCAAGATTGGGGTTTGTATTTCCTGATAAGGCTGTGGATTGTTCCCATACCTTAACATAATACTCACCCTCAATTAAGTGAACATTTGTTTGTCCTGTTGTTGTTGCCCCAGTCAAAAATGCTTCAGGTTGACTGGGGTCTATTGTAATACTAAATAAGTCGTATCCAGGAGCATATCCCACACTTGGTGGTATTCTGTATGGTACGAGCCTCCAAACCTCTTGAGAGAGTTTGTGTTTGAAACTGAACAAATAACAAACAGAACCAGTCAAGTTTTTATTCCTTGAACAAGTTGCGTTTGCGTTGTTATATCCTTCCTGTAGTATTATCATTTCTTATGGTGTAAATATATTTCTTGCGAATGCGACTTGTAATGTATTCGCTCTTTGTGCGAAACTATCAATTTCTGTTGGTGATAAATAAGTTGATGCGTAATTTAATAAAGCATTTCCACCTATAGTGTAATCATTTAATCCATTTATTCTAAATAAGTTTATATCATAAGGTGTTGCTGATGGTGTAAATGTTGATGTTGCTAATGCTGATTTTGTTAAACCAGATGAAATTGATGTTCCATTAAATAATCCCGCAACATACCACGCCGTAGAACCCGAACGGCTTACACTATTCCAAACACCAGTTTTTCCGCCAGCAGGTAATGATAAAGTTTCACTTGCTCCATAGAAATTAGTAATTCCAATTGCTTGTATCCAATCTATACCAATTATCATATAATCACTTGGAGATGTTCCTATACCTTGATATTGATAAGATGTTATTGGAGCGTTTCTATTACTCATCATAACACCAAAACTAAAGTCAGTTTGAGTTGTAGATGGTGATGCTAATGAAACTTCAAATCCACTTTCAGCATAGTTTGCGTTGTTTTGTGTTGTAGTTGAACCAGAAACGGAGTGTGTCCAAGTGCCTTGGAAAGATAAATTATATGTTCCAGGTGTTTTAGCATTAATTCCATTTGACCCAGCAGTTCCACCAAAGAATAAATGTAAGTAATAAAACTTATTATATATTCCATCAGTTTTTAATCCAACATAGAAAGTGTTAATTGCTGTTTGTTGTGGTGCCGTTAATGTTCCACCAGCAGCAATAACTGCGTTAATATATGTTGTGGCATCAGGGTCAAATGATGGACCAGGACTAACACTTGGAGTAGGCGTCTGTGTAGGTGTTAAAGTTGGTGTTGTGCTTGATGTAGGAGTAGGTGTTGGAGTAGGACTACCTGTATTTGTAGGAGTGATAGTTGGGGTTACACTTGGAGTATTGGTGTTCGTAGGAGTAACCGTAGGGGTTGTAGTAGTTGTTGGAGTATTTGTGTTGGTTGGTGTAATACTCGGTGTAGGCGTAAGTGTTGATGTAGGTGTTACACTTGGAGTAATAGTTACCGTTGGAGTTATTGTTGGTGTGATACTCGGAGTAGGCGTAGGAGTAGGCGTAATTGATGTTGGAGATGGTGTTGGAGATGGTAATGGACCATCAGGGATATAGAATTGAACTATATCATCTATGGCTCTTTGTTCACCAAGATAATCACTAAACTTTTTTCTATAAAATATTCTACTCATCTTTTATTATATCACCCAAGTTTTTAATCAATTCATCAATATTAACATTACAATCTGTTTGTATCTTGTAGTGTTTTTCTCTTTCAATTTTATCTTTATGGAATATTACCTTTATTATTAAATCACAAGTGTCTAATTCCAATTCAACACTCTTAACATAATATTCATCAAAGGCTATATCCCCAATTCTATACATATTAGGTTGTTCCTGAAATAGGTGGTAATGGAGCACACCAATCAATCAATGGTAATGATTTTATCCATTCATTTTCAGGATAAATTGATGATTCAATCTCTTGTGATGAAATAATCCAATTATTATTACAATCTAATACAGGATTAAAATACCAATCAGGTTGGACTAATTCCCCAACCAAACTATTTTTTTCATTTTCTGTTAGTAATACTACTTTCATTTTAATATGTGTTTCTACCTATGGTTGTAGCCCAAGTGTTTATTATTGTTGATAAAGTTGTTATTTCACTTGGAGTTAATCCACCTCCAATAGACGCAAAACTACATCTTCTACTTGAATATGCTAATGGATTACCATTATCATTTGTTGCTCCAA